TGGGGATCACTGCTGTTGTCATCGCCGTTGTCGGTCTGGCGTTTGCGTGGATCGGTGGACAGCTCCCGTGGACAGTTCCCTTCCTGAGCAAATACAAGGAGGAGATCAGTCTTACTCTTGCCGCGGCGCTGATCGGCTTGATCGAGAACGCGCTGCCGTCCGCATATCCCGAAATATCCATCCTGGTTGTTGAGCTGGTGCTGGCTGTACTTGCCGCGGTTGGATTGTTCAAGCTGCTGGCCAAGGCCGGCGTCAGGGGCTTTAGGGCCGGATAGTTTCGAGAAACATGAATGAAGCAGTTGGTGATGACAGCCCCATCACATTGTATATATCCGACGTGGAGAGCAGCCAAGATGATGCAGATATTATGCGACCCATCACACTTTATGTGTCCAAGGTCAGTCTGGAAAATCTATCCATGGATCATATCGAAAGACATCGGATCACAGTCATCGATATCGAGATCGGTTCCAATGACGCCAGGAAACTGGCAGAACATATAGCGAGACGCGTTGCAGATCACACCAATATCGGAGCCATACGAGTGCGCCTGCATGGCAATCTTGTGCTGTGAGAAATGAGATGAGCGAAGAATTGTCTGAAGATCAAAAGGTTGCGTTCCTGGCCATGGCCCGGGAGGAACAGTTGGTCGCATTATTCGGGATGCTGGCTTATATCCGTTCGGATCTTGCAAACGTCAAGAAGCAACAAATCGGTTTCGGTCAGGACCTGAATAGTTTCAAACGGGAGCTGCGTGAGGTTCGAATCACGCGGGAGAAGATGGAGCAGGAAAGACAGCAAAACACGGATCAAAAAATCGACGCGGCACTGTCGAAGCGTTTTGATTTTTGGGTGTATATACGAGACCGGGTTCTTCCGAGCATTATCACGCTGATATTACTGGCCGTTCTCTACCTGACGTTCGGGGGGCAGTTGCCATGAGCAATTTGCCGAGGATTTTCATCAAGAGTTTATTTGGAGGTTGAATGGAAGAGCAAATGGTCCCTGGTGATTACACTGCAATCGGAGTGGTTAATATTCGGAAGCAGATGAAGACCTCGCCAGCAACAAACCAGATTGGAGGGTATACGAACGGGGTGCCATTCAGGGTGTATCAGGTCTATGCTGAGATGGATGGAATTTTATGGGGACGCGTGAGTTCCAACACAGGTGAGGGACAAGCGCGTTACGTGGCATTGCGTGTGAACAACAATGTAAAGGCAAAGCTGGAGAGGGCGTTTGAAGATGAATCCACTGGTAAGGACTTAGTGAACGCGATTATGTTGCTGGCCACGGCGGTCCGTGACTTAGCGAGGAAGTGACCCCACCCCCAGCCCCTCCCCAAATATTCCTTCGGAAGTATTTGGAGAGGGGAGAAAAGATTGAATGAGTAACGGACGTTTGGAGAAGCCAGTTTATCAATTGCAGATGCCGCTGGAAGGCATCGAGGAAGCCGTTCTGGATGAACGAGTTACCAGCGAGGCTGCGCTCGCTGCATTGTCTGCGTTGAGAGTCAAAGAGCCAAACATCATCCAGGGGCTGGATGGCAAACCGGTTGTGCTGGGAGAGCGTGAAGTTTCGCCGCGCTGGATGGAGCTGTATAAACGCCTGATCGAGGGCGGATGGAAATGGAGAGTTGCTGTTTATATCGCATGGGCGGCGCAGCCAAAGAAGTATCGCTGGCCACTGACACAGGAGGAACTTTCTATCACATGCCTGGGCCTGACTTCAGACCGGGCGATCGCAACCTGGCGCAAGAAGAACCCGACAATCGACGAAACTATCTCGATGCTGCAAGCTGCGATCATTTATGATGCGCTGCCGGATGCGTTGAATGCGATGGTGGATGTTGCAACCGAGTCGGATTACAAGGGTCACCAGGACCGCAAATTGATGTTCGAAATGGCAGGCGTTTACACACCATCGTCGAAGATCACTGCGGAGATGGCGAAAAAGCTGATCAACAGCAACCCGGATGATCTTGAGGATCTGTCTGATGAGGAGCTGCGACGCATCCAGGAGATGGCAGGCAACGCACGAGAAAGCAAGCATCGCAAGGAGGATGAAGAGTAATGGCCGATCCCGCGATCGCAAGCAGACCCGCATTAGCAAAAGCTGAACGAGCCAGGCGCACACTGGCACGGCGTCACCTGATCGATTACAGCAGATATGTGGCTCCGTGGTACACACCTGCCAGGCATCATATTTTTCTGGCCGGTTATCTGGAGAAGGTGAAGCTGTTCATCGAAACGCAGGGAGGCGAGGGGATCGGGCGCCTGATCATCTGCGAACCGCCGCAATATGGCAAGACAGAACAGGCCAGCAGGTTGTTCCCTTCGTGGCTTCTGGGAGATCTGCCCGATACACGGATCATCCTGACATCGTATGGCGCAGACCTGGCCACGGAGAACAGCCGCATCACGCGTAACTACGTTGGCAGTGATGCGTATGCCAATCTATTCGGCAAACGCTCAGCGGTGGATGAGCCTGTCGAGCTGAGCATGGAGAGCCGGTCGGTTGTCTCGTGGAATTTGAAGGATCATCGAGGTTCGGTGTTTGCGGCGGGTGTGGGAGGTGGTATCACCGGACGACCGGCGAACCTGGTCGTGATCGATGACCCGTTCAAGAGCCGCGAGGATGCAGAGAGCGACACGTATCGCAGGAAAGTGATGAGCTGGTACCGGTCGGTGGTTTATCCACGCGTGGCGAATACGCCGGGCGCGGCGATCATCATCATGCACACCAGGTGGGATCAGGAGGATCTGGTCGGTCAATTGCTGGCACAGATGATCAGCGATCCGGATGCGGACCAGTGGACAATCGTGTTTTTACCTGCGCTCGCATTGGAAGAAGATCAATATCCGAAGAACGAGGACGATTATCGAGAGAATTTATTGCGTGGGATTTATGTCCCGATGAGCGGTGATCCGCTTGGGCGAAAACCGGGGGAGGCGCTGTGGCCTGAACGTTCGGATGCAAAGAAGATCGCGAACACACGTTCCAACATGCTGGATTATGACTTCCAAGCCTTGTTCCAGCAACTGCCGCGCCTGGCTCAGGGTGAATTCTTCGATGACAAGGATTTTCCAATCATCGAGAAAGCGCCCGATGGATTGCAGTGGTACCGCTATGTCGATTTGGCGCTGGGCGAGAGTGAGACAAGCGATTGGAATTCGACGATCGCAGTGGCCATTGATGAAAAGACAGGCGACCTGCTTTTGCGTGACCGCATCAAGGTCCACAACCTGGATGAGTTTTTGCCGCAAGTGCAAACGGCAATGCTTTCCGATGAGGAAGAGGGCGTCGAATGGGGCATCGAAAGTAATAATTTTCAAAGGCTGGTTGTGAAACAGTTCCTGAAGGATAAGGCGCTCGTAAAGATCAAGATCCGTGCAGTGGATGCGGAGGGTGACAAGGTGGAGCGGGCCAGGCCCTGGCAGCTGCGGGCGAAGATGGGACACGTGAAGTTAATCCGCGGGCCGTGGAACCTGGATTTCATCCGCGAGGCGACTTCATTCCCGAAGGGCCGTCACGATGACGATGTGGATACGGTCTCCGGCGGTGTGGAGATGATCGCCGGTGATGGTGGCAATCAGAAAGCTGCGAGCGCGGAGGCGGTTGTGGTGGAAGCAAGTACGTTATTTGATGAAGATATTATCGGGATCAGTATGTGGCAGTGAGCAATTTTTAACCACTAAGGACACAAAGAGCACGAAGGAGAAAGATCATGAAGAAAATTCAAAAGGGCAAGCCGCTCGAGGAGCTGGTGAAGGGGAGCATGGATTACACCATGCAGTTGATCAGAGATGCTTTCAGGGCGCAATTCCCGAATTACGGCATGAATTTTTATATGAACGAGATTTTCTCCGATCATGTGATCGTTTCGGATTGGAGTTCCCCGAGCATGCTGAAGACCGATGAATATTGGAAGGTCACTTATTCGAAGGCGGACGCTTCGTCTTCGCCTGACGGCTCCGCTCAGCGCGAGTATGTGTTTGCTGCGCGGGATGCGTGGGAGATCGTGGAGCTGGCATACCAGCCGCAGACCCCATCCCCAGCCCTTCCCCAAATGGCTGAACGCAATTTGGAGAAGGGAGCAAAGCGGAAGAAAGGGCAACGGATCGAAGAGCGGATCGAAGTTGTGGCTGTGCTGGAGGAAGCACAGGAGGGGCAGCCGCGCAAGATCCGCATTGATGGTGCAATGACGGCGGATGTTGTCAATGGCAACAAACGCCGATATCCCAGTGCTGTGCTCAAGTTGGCGGTCGAGGAATTACGCGGCCATCTGAACGAGAGCGCAGGGCAGGGCCGAGCCATTCAGGTACTCGGCGAGGCAGAACATCCATCCGATAAGGGTGGGCGTCCGAATTTACTGGAGACCGTGACGAAGTGGGATGACGTTTCGTTCAACGGTGAACACGTGGACCTGGTGGGGCGCGTGCTCGAGACCAGCAAAGGCAAGGACATCCTGACCCTTATGGAAAGCGGCGTGATGCCTGGCGTGTCGATGCGTGGCTATGGTGAAGGCAGAAACGTGAAGGAAGGCGAAGAAAAAATTTTTGAAGTGGCGGAACTGCATATCACAGGCTTCGACCTGGTGCTGGAACCGTCCTTTGAAAATGCCGCCGAATTATTTGAATCTCAATCATCTATGGAGGATGACATGAACGAAATGTTGGAGCAACTCAAGAAATTACTTGCCGAGCATCCTGAACTGTTTGGCAAGGGCATGAACGAAGCGCAGCTCGAAGCGCTGAATGAGAAGCAATTGAAGAAGCTAGATGAGTCGCTGCGCAGTGCGCTGGGGATCGATGCCAATGCGAACATCATCGAGGCTGTGAAGGCCAATGCAGACAAGGCGAAGCTCTACGATGCGATGCAGGCCAAGTCTGCGGTGGATGCGGCGATCACCGAGGCTACGAAGGATCTCCCGTTCGGCAAGAAACTGAATGAGATGTTCATCGAGTCAATCAACGAGGCCGAGCTCGCCACGCCTGAAGCGGTGAAGAAATTCGCCGAGAGCAAGCGCAAGGAATATGGCAAGCTGGCATCGAAGGAAGTGCTGGATGGCATGGGCTTCAAAGGCCAGGGGCGCGGGATCACAGGTATTGCGCCTGTGCTGGAAAAGGAGACGAACACGCCTGAGTTTGCACGTGCGTCATTCCAGCTGGTGGAATCCATCCGCCGGGCTGAGAACCTGCCTGCACGTGATCTCACCAAGGGTGTGACTGCTGGGGAGGTTTTCACACTGCGTTTGCTCGAGCGCTTCGATGCGCTGTATCAGAGGCAGTTGATCGCCGAGAGCCAGGCGCTGGAGGAAGCCGAGCTCACGACCGATCTCAACATACCCTATAGCGTAAGCCGCGCGATCATCGAAGAGGCATTCCCCAATCTCGTTGCAGCCGGGATCTTCGACGTGGGCATCATCGAGACATCCCCGACCCGCCTGTATTTCGAGACGACCACCGGCGAGACTGGCTATGCCGTCGATGTGACCGATGAAGTTGTGACAGGCGGAGCGGAGGATACCTGGTATGGCCTTGATTTTGGGCGCGTCACGCCTGGCAGCGTGACCGTCACCAGCAACCCCGCAGGCACCACCTATGTGGAGGGCACGGATTACGTGATCAATTATGCGGACGGCAGGATCAAATTCCTGACGGCTGGCGATATCGGCGCCAATGATGTGCTTGTGGATTACAGTTATAGCGCGATCCGCACGGGTGAGATGGCTCCGATCGAGCGGGTCAAGACCACGCTGGCATATAAGACCATCGAAGCCGCGGCTGACCGCCTGGCTGACCAGATCTCGCGTGAGGCGATAGTGTTCTCACGCTCACAATTGGGTTGGGATGCGGTCGCCCGCACAATGGCCAACCTGGTGCGCCAGGTACGCCGCAAAATCGACCAGGGCCTGCTCTACATGGCATTCTCTGCGGTCAAATCTGTCCCCAGCAACAGCACCACCGCATGGACGGTTGGAGCAACACAAGACGACCTGGCTGAGTTGGTGCGCCTGATGGGCAATGCGAACGTGATCGTCGCCAACCGGTTCTATGAGCCAACCTTCTTCCTGGCGAGCGTGACGAACGCAGACCGGCTTTCGAACTGGGAAGGCTTCAAGCGCGATGGCTGGCCGAATGCGATCCTGAACGCGGCCGGCTTTGCCGGTGGCGTGAAGGGCAAGCCGATCTTCGCTTCGACGGAGTTCCCCGACAGCTTGATCATTGCAGGCAACCGTGAGCTGGTGCAGCACCGTGTGTTCCAGCCATTGTCGATCCGGGGACCGTTCCCGACCTACGATGTGAGCGGCGGAACGTCCAAGCTGGTTGCGGCTGACCAGTATTATGCTGAAGAGTTCAATGTGACGGAAAGCACCGTGAGCGAGAAGGGTGCGTTCGTACCGATCGAAGAGGCGGCTTCGTAACCCCCCTGCGCTAAAGCGCGTCCCCCCAAATATCCTTCGGAGTATTTGGGGGGACTTGATGGAGCAAAATGTCAGTGAAGAATTGGGCAAGGCCGGTTGATTTTTTTGCAAGACGCTCGAACTATATCGATCATATGGCGCCTGTATGGTTTGCGCTGGATGAGGAGATG